TTAACAAGAAACGTGCATTTGGTGAGTTAGGTCATCCAGAAGGTCCAACTATTAATCTTGATCGTGTATCACATATTATCACTGAACTAAGGAAAGATGGTTCAAATTATATTGGTAAGGCTAAGATTACAGACACACCACACGGAAATATTGTCAAGAATCTTATTAATGAAGGTGCCCAACTTGGCGTTTCGTCAAGAGGTATGGGAACACTGAAAGCAAATAAGAAAGGAATTCAGGAAGTACAGGGTGACTTTTATCTTGCTACTGCCGCTGACATTGTGGCAGATCCATCTGCGCCAGATGCCTTTGTAAATGGTATTATGGAAGGTAAAGAATGGATTTGGAACAATGGCATTATTCTTGAAAAAGATATTGCTGAAATGAATAAAACAATCAAAAATACGCCTAAGAGCCAGTTGACTGGGTTAGAAGCACGAATTTTTGAAGATTTTATAAACAAGTTGTAGATTTGCTACAATGTTAAAGTAATTAGTTTTATAAATAATATTAATTAGCATAAAAACTAATTTTGATTAATCAATAATGTTAGGAGAACCCTGATGAAGTTAAAAACAGAAACTGGCGAAATGTTGGTTTTAGATGAGGAGCAGAACGCTTGGATTAGCGCAGATGCTTCGTCTGATACTTCTATCAATGTGTCAGAGGCTGAGGAACTTTTAGAAAAAGGGGAACTAGAAATGGTTGCTGAGGATTCTGAAATTACTGAGGCTGACTCTCTTGAAGAAGCAGAAACACCTAAAGCTAAAGCGTTGAAAAAGAAAAAGATTAAGGCAGATGGTTCTGGCGAAGTCGAAGTAATGGAAGACGAAGAAGAAGATGGTGATGAAGCGGATGAAGATGATGACGATGAAGTAGAAGAAACCAAGAAAGCAACAAAAGAAGAAGTAGAGATTGAAGTAGATGTTACTGAGGACGTGGATGCACTATTCGACGGCCAAGAGTTGACGGAAGACTTCAAGGCTCGTACTACTTTAGTATTTGAAACTGCGGTTAAAGCGAAGGTTAAAGAGAATATTTCTAAGATTGAAGAGTCTATGGAAGCAAAACTTGCCGAGCAAACTGAATCTATGTTGGAAGATATCACTGCAAAACTAGATGGTTATTTAGACTATATGGTTACTGAGTGGGTTGAAGATAACAAGGTTGCCGTAGAGAATGGATTAAAGAACGAAATCCTTGAGGGTTTTGTTGGCGGTCTACAAACTCTGTTTGCTGAAAACTACATTGAAATTCCAGAAGAGAAATACAATGTTGTAGATGAGCAGGCTAAAGAGATTGAAGGTCTGAAAGAAGAGTTAGATGCTGAGATGAATAAAAACATCGAAGTTAAGGCTCAACTTGCGGAGACTACTGCCGAAAAGATTTTCAGTGAAGTAACAGAAGAATTAACTATGTCACAGGTAGAGAAGATGAAATCTCTTGCTGAAGGTGTAGAATTTGATTCTGCTGAAACATATACTGAGAAGTTGAACACTCTAAAGGAAACGTACTTTCCTGGCGAGGCAGAGAAAGAAAAAGTAATTGCTGAGGATAAATCTGATGCAAAAGCGACTGATGAAGAAATGTCTGCTTCTATGAAAGCAGTAATGGATTCACTTTCACAATCAAGAGAAACAAGCATTTTAGGTGCTTAACATTTATATTTAATAGGAGAAAACGAAAATGTTTTTATCAGAAGAAATTAAAGATAAGTGGCAGCCAGTAATGGAGCACGAGGATTTACCAAAAATCCAGGATGCTACAAAGAAGGCAATTACACTTCGTCTTTTAGAAAATCAAGAAACTGCTTTGCAAGAAGCAAACGTAACTGGCGCTAATGTTGATAATTGGGATCCAATTCTAATTTCATTAGTACGTAGAACTATGCCACAGCTAATGGCTTATGATACTATCGGTGTTCAACCAATGTCAGGTCCAACCGGTCTAATCTTCGCTATGAAGAGTCATTATACTGGTGAGGCTTCTACTGGCGCCGAAGCACTTGCGCTTCCGGCTGGTCAGCCTGATGTTGACTTCTCAGGTAATGATGGTGCATCACCAGCTACTACTACATACACAACTGCTGATGGCGAGGCTCTAGGTGGCTTTGTTGCAGGTGGTGGAGATTTCAAAGAAATGTCTTTCTCAATCGAGAAGTCTAGCGTAACTGCTGGTACTCGTGCGCTTAAAGCCAAGTATTCTTTAGAGCTTGCTCAGGATCTTAAGGCTATCCACGGTCTGGACGCTGAGTCTGAATTAAGCAACATCCTTTCTGCTGAAATTCTTGCTGAAATCAATCGTGAAGTAATTGAGAAGATTAACTCTCAAGCAACTGCTGGTGCCGCTTCTGGTACTACTACTGCTGGTACTTTTGATGTTAATGATGCCGCTGATAATCGTGGTGCTCGTTGGGGCGGAGAGCGTTATAAATCTCTTCTTATCCAGATCAATCGTGAAGCTAACCAAATTGCCTTGAACACTGGACGTGGTCGTGGTAACTGGTTAATTTGTTCACCAGATGTTGCTTCTGCACTTGATATGGTTGCAGGTTTAGCTGAGCCTAATATGTCACTTGATAATGGTATGCAGCCTGACGTTACTAACAACACTTTTGCTGGTGTTCTTGGTGGTAAGTTCAAGGTATTCATTGATCAGTTCGCAACTAGCGACTATGTGACTGTTGGTTATAAAGGTGCTAATATGTATGATGCAGGTCTTTTCTACTGCCCATATGTACCTCTACAGTTGATGAAGTCAATTGGTGAGGAAGACTTCCAGCCACGTCTTGGCTTCAAGACTCGTTATGGTCTTACTCATAACCCATATGCTACTGGTGCCGCTGGTGCTAATCCTTACTTCCGTAAGTTCACTGTTACAGACCTGTAATAGAGTAGCGAAATAGATTTTCCTTTACCTTAGGAAAACCGTTAAACCCCTCTTCGGAGGGGTTTTTTAATGGATCAAGGATATATAAATAACAGTATGACTACAAGAATTACACCAAACAAAATCAACCAAGCGAAGCCAACTAATTTTATGTTGAATATACACGCTTTGCCTGATACTTCATTCTGGCTAACAACAGTAAATATACCTACTATATCTGCTAATGAGGTGCCTATTCCTAATCCTGTTCACGGATACAAATATCTACCAACAAATACAATCGTTTGGGCTCCAATGACTCTGACATTCCTTGTAGATGAAGATTATGCCAATTATTATGAATTAATGCAATGGATGAATCGACAGGCAGGCGGTGATATATCAAAAAGAGATAATGACGTTTCAAATCTTGTCACCACGGGAAGTATACATATACTATCAAATAATAAAAATGTATCTGAAACGATCTTCACGTTTCATAATTTATTTCCTACGATTATTGGTGAACTACAAATGCAGACTGATACGGCTGAACCTCTTCTCACTGATGTAACTCTACAATACGACTGGATGGAAATGGAGAAGAAAAACATTTGACAATCCATTCCAAATGATGTATAATATACTCTATGAAAATAGAAGAACTTGAAAAAGCAGTAGAAAAAGACTTATATATAGATGAAACAATTCTAGCAAAAGAATCACTAGCAACACCAACAAAACACAACAAATATCTCAAGATGTTGTTGCGTGAGAGGTTGAAGTTGAAAAAATTACAGAATGAGTTGTATAAAGTGTCTCTTGGTAGAACTAACTACTATAATGGTAATGATCCTGATCCTTATGAATATGTTCTAAAGGATAGAGAAGTAAAGGATTATGTTAGAGTTGATCCAGTAGTTGTAGCAGAAGAAGCTAAAGTAACTCTTCAAGAGGAGTTGGTGAAGTATCTCGAAGAAATATGTAAGATGTTTGAAAGACGTGGTTTTGCTATCAAATCCGCCATAGATTTTATGAAATTTACGCAAGGTGAATATTAGATAATGAGTGATATTGTTGTACATCAAAAGGATGATGTATTTCTACAGATAGAAAGTGAGGCTGGAATAGCACACGATTTATCAGACTTCTTCACGTTCAAAGTACCAGGATATAAGTTTATGCCTGCGTATCGTTCAAGAGCGTGGGATGGAAAAATTCGTCTATTCAGTGTATTTGGTGGTGAACTGTATGTTGGTCTACTGCCTTATGTTATTGAATTTGCAGAACGTAGAAATCTAACGATTGAATATCCGAAGAAAACAGCAAAAGTCACGCCAGAAGAAACTGCTAAATTCTTGATGGGCCTGAATCCTCACGTAAATAAGAAAGCAATCACTCCTTATGATTATCAGATGGCTGCGGTCCATCACGCAATCAATCAAGATAGAGCATTGATGATATCACCAACGTCCTCGGGTAAGTCCTTTATGATTTACGCACTGGTGAATTGGTATCTAACTAAGATTAAGAGAAAGATTCTTATTATTGTTCCCACCACATCATTAGTAGAACAACTATATAAAGACTTTGAGGACTACTCAACATCGAATGATGATCATACATTCATCTATAGTAATGACATTACTCATCGGATATACTCCGGAAAAGAGAAAAACACTACAAAGTCCGTGGTTATCACAACCTGGCAAAGTATCTATAAGTTGAAGAAAGATTGGTTCCAGCAATTTGATGTTGTGATTGGTGATGAAGCCCATAATTTCAAGGCTAAGAGCCTAACATCAATTCTCACTAAAATGACGAATTGTAAATATAAGTTCGGTTTCACTGGAACTCTTGACGGAACAACAACACACAAACTTGTCCTAGAGGGCCTGTTTGGACCAATCAAGAAAGTTATCACAACCAAAGAATTGATGGACTCTGATACAATCAGTCAATTACATATTGAAGCTATCACACTGAATTATAAAGACGAAGAAAAAAAGCACGTTAAGAATCTAATATACAAGGATGAGATCGACTGGCTTATAAGTAATACAAAAAGAAATAAATTCATTTGTGATTTGACCATTTCGAGAGAAAACAACACGCTTGTATTATTTCAATTCGTAGAGAAACACGGAAAGAAACTCTATTCATATCTACAGCAAATGGCACCAGATAGACCTATATTTTTCGTGAGTGGTTCAATTAAAACAGAAGTAAGAGAGGAAATACGTGAGATTACAGAACGGTCTACAAACGCTATTATCGTGGCTAGTTACGGTACTTTTTCTACTGGGATTAATATTAGGAATCTCCATAATATTATTTTTGCTCATCCCTCTAAGTCTAGGATTCGTAATCTACAGTCTGTTGGTCGAGTTCTTCGGAAATCCGATGGGAAAAACAAGGCCACCCTATTCGATATAAGCGATGATTTATCTTGGAAAAAGCATAAAAACTTTTCACTCAAGCATTTCCTAGAAAGAGTGAAGATATATAATACTGAAAAATTTGATTATAAACTAAGGAGCATTAAATTATGAGTACAGAAGTACAAAAAGCAACAGTACATTTGAAACACACTGGCGTAGAATTGATTTGTGACATTGTAGAATTCAATGAAGAAAACAAGGCTATCACAATCAAGGATCCCGCAACACTCCAGATGATTAGTGCTGATGGAAACTCATCACAAATGGGATTGATGCCATTCCTTTTAACCTGTAA